ATTAGCCAATACATTTACCTTATTTAATTGTAGGTAACCTTGTGCTAAATAAATTCCATCAAAATCAAAATAGGCTGGAACTTTAATATTAGTTGCGAATATATCAGGGTTTACAATACTGATATCGTAAACGTGTTCAAAAAATGCGTTATTCTTTTTGGTGCCTGGCAAGCTGATTTGCCTACTGAAATCAGCTGGCAGAACACCCAAATCAAAAAGCCCTGTTACGTTATCTGATAAGAGTATTTCTTCATCTTTAAAGATGTCCAAAATTTCACCATTGGCTACTAATTTAAAATTAAAACCTTGTGTGCTAGTTACTCCCATTAGATTATAAGTTTATATGATTGTCCCCAATCGAAATCAAATCCGTATTGAATTGTTTTATCTACTACTCCAGTCTTAAATACTATAGAATCAGTTTTAATAGTAATAGGTCTTAATTTAGTTGTAGCTGTTCCACCACCATATCCATTATCATCAAATCCAAATGACCAAGGTGAACCAGGCAAGCCCTCTACATATACCCAATATATTTCATCTGAAACTAACAATTGCTTAAATATATCATTGTAATCTTCCGATACATAATTAGTATTAACCGAAAGAGTTTGTGATGAATCTGAAATATAATTCAGAGTAGAGCTATCGTAATCTTGATAACTTAGTGATGAACCATTCCAAGTTCCTAATTGTGGTTGATATGTTCTTTTAGTTGCTTGGAATCCTTGTCTATTTACCATATAGAAATTGAACCAATCAAATTGGCCATATCTATTCTTCCATTTAATTCTGATGTTTGGGTATTTTTGCTTACAAACATTTTGGAAATATAAAGCTTGTCCAACGTTAACATCATCAATTGCAGCCTGAACTTTAAAATCATATTCAGAATATTGAGGAGATAATGGAAAATCTACATCAGTAGGTCCTATTGAAAATTGGTATATTTGCTGAGATGATGATAAAGATGCAGTTAATGGAACTGATGCTGTTTCTAATATTGAACCATTATTTAATGCAGTATATATAAGTTGATTTGGTTGACTACCACCTGTAGTTCCAATATATACACCCATTGTTCCAACATTCTCAGGTAATACCGATTGAGTTGCTGGTCCATCAGTCATAAGTGGCCAGAATGGAGTTTTACTTTGTATTGCCTGTCCAATTGGTTCTTGGAATATAGAATATCCATCTACAACTTTGTAAGTGGATGACTTTACATGCGAACTTGTAACAAAAGCCGTTCCATCCCTATACTGCCAATAGAAATCAGCAGCGTAATATTTTACATTGGATGTATTTGCTTGTGCTAAATCAGTTAGTGTAGAGTTTAGTATACGTGAAAAATCAAATATACCTCTACCTGATGTATTGGGATATTTGACAAGTGTATAATCTACTGATGCTGATTGGTTAGATGAACCTGTCCAATAATACAAGTCTGCGTAGTATTGGAAAGATGATGAAAGTAAAACACCGCCCGTTTCGTTTACAGTAAACACAATCGGTGATTGTGCTGGCGAAACATTAGCTGGTGTTTGAGTTATAGAAAGTGCCATATTTAGTTCTTTATAACCTATTAACCATTAACGAATGAAAAGTATTGAATGGTCTACTTTTTTGTCTGCATTCGCTTAAAAGCTCTATCTATACCTATTTGTATTACAGGCATAATATTCTTATCTATGATACCCTTAACGGCATCATCTATGGTTCTTTTAAGTAACGGGTCATTTGCTGCAGATTCTGCAAAAGGTCTAGCTGCTACTTTAGTTTTTTTATTTGCATGGGTATAACCCTCTTCAATAAACTTACCATAGAAAGCCCCATCGGGTGCATATTGTAAGGATATACTAAAAGATTGATTTGGTATCTTAAGATTGGTAGATGTGGTTGCATTCTGAACCGATAGCATATTGGATGCGTTGTTAAAGCTACCAATTCTATTATATAAGGTACCTTTTTTATAAGGTGGCTTCTTCCAACCAGCCTTACCATTAACGATATATAGTTGGGCTAATTGCTTATATACATCAGCAACTTGTATCATTTCTGGTAATACTGCCATTATGGATATAAATTAAATAGACATCTTGGTCTATCGTTGTGAGTAGTTAAATCAAATGTTGCTACCCAACCTGCTAATCCGTTATCAAATTGATCTTTAAATGCTGCACAATTAATATCACCATCTATATCAAAGTTAGTAAAAACATATTGTGTATATGATAGTAAATCGTTTATGATAGCCAATGTGTTAGCATGAATATCTACAACATCATCCGTTCCTTCAAATGGAACTGTTTGTTTATTATATACACCAACTGATTCGTTATTCTTTAACTTAACCTTATCAGCCACAGTTAATTGGCAAGTATAAACAGTTAAAGAATCAGAAAATCGGGCATTAGTTATGATAATATTACCCAATGGGTAAGCTGGGAATTCTCTTGTATCTACACCAAACACATCACCTTGCGTTACCTGAATAAGTGAAGGATGATTATCCATTATTGTCTTAAAGTAATCTAAGACATTATAATAGAGTGTATAGTTAGTGCCAGTATTATTTACTATATTTAATCCCATATTATTATTTTATTTTATATTACAACTGAATTCCGCCAAAGTATTGATTGCTAAAATCAGGATATACTTGCGTTAAGTTTCCTACACTTTGTAAAAACTGAGGTATTTGGTTTGAATATGCAACTAAATAGTTTTGAGTTCTAGTTGAGTAGAAATCTGCACTATTCATAGCCTTATTTAAAAGGTAATCTATTTCGTTTTTAGAGGGTGTTTCTCCCTGCTCACTTCTATGTTTGATTGCACCTTCACTTTTGAATTGGATGCCACTAAAAGGGATATATTCAACGCATGAATACCAAATAAGCGTAGGCTTGATATGGTCATTCATTAAGTCTTGATAAAACACATTCAATTGGTCAAATGTTCCATCAGCTATCTTCTCTTGCAAGTAATAGAATAGGACAGTTCCCAATAGATTTAACATATACTTATCTTGCGCTGTGCGCACGAATGGTAATAATCTATCTGCATCTATAGCTCCCTGTAATGGAGAGTTCTTAATGATATCGTTTCTTGTTATAAATAATGGATATGCCATTTTGTTTTATGATTTATATGTTTCAAATTCTTGTGAAAACTTAGGTAAACTCATGTGGAAGAATTCTCTTTCTTCAGCTGCTAAATTTGTATCTACAATTCCTTCACCACTATCTTCAGTAGTATCAGGGTTTTCTAATTCCTTATTAGTTTCATCCGAAACTTCATCCACTGTCTGACCTGTTTCTTCAGCCTGTTGTGATAAGATTGCTAATGGAGTTAATTGGTCAAAGTATAATTCTGAATTAGGATATCCACCTTCGGTTAATGCACTTGCTAATGCTCCTATCAATATGTTTTGGAATGGATTGATTGTCATTGTTTGTAAGATAGAGAATGCCGTTAACATCTCTTCTGATTGAGAAGAGAATCCGTTGTTAGCAGTTCTGATACCAAATAACAAAGGAGATGTAACTCTATGAGCTACTAAGATTCTATCTTGTGCGTATTCAGAAACAAACTTATATTTCTCATGCAAATTATCCGTTTGTATTGTATCGATAGTTGGTTTATTAGCCGGGTCATCATTGAAACTCATCATAAATCTACCAGCGTTTCTAGTACCTGTGAACTTAGCTTCTACTAAATCTTCGATAGTTTGTCTTTCTTCAGGCGCTGGAATACCATTGTTCATATTCACCATCACTAATGGTAAGAAACCATTCTCAATGTTGTTTAAGTGTAGGTTACTAATCTCAGCTTCTACATAAGAGAACTGAAGTGCAGAAATCCAATCAGGTAAACTATAATAGTATTTGCCCGGTGTGTAGTTCTTTATGTAAAGTAATTCCATCTTTTTATTAGATGTTCCGAATGCAGGAATCTCTTTCTTATTCTTTTGTGCTCTATGGTCAGTCCAATCAGTGCAATAGTAATATGTATCTACTCTTAAGTTATCATACAACTTACCTGCTCTTATATTCTGAATAGGAGTGTGATACATCTTTACAATCTTAGTATGGTCATCGTTCCAATATACTTGGAAAGCTGCATTGCCATATAACTTCAAATCGAATGCTACTCTCTTAGTCTCCTCTTGCGGTAATATCTTGTCAAGAACAGCTTGAAATGCTTCGCTCTTAGAGTATAACCCTTTACCAAAGATCAAGTCTGCAATCCCTTCTATACATGCCGCATTTGTAGTTGATGTTGTAAAAGCATCTGTGATATTCTGAAAGAAATCATCTGGTCCTAATATACCAACAGGCACCCATGCGTATCTTGTCTTAGTATCTTCTACTATGATAGGAATGTTTTGCTGTGTTAGTTCTACAACTGAAAAGTTTTGTGCTATTTTCATATTAATCGAGTATAATGTATTCGTTATCAGTTACATTGCTAATGTATTGTTCATCAGCCGGAATCTGATTTATATAATTTGGTTTATCTATTGATTGTGATGTATATACTTGCAAGCTACCATGCCATATTGAACCTGTTCCATCCGATATGTGGGCTCTATACTCATCACCTACAGAAGCAGATGTTATAGAAGCTGTGAATTGTAGTAATCCTTCGTATGAATCAAACGTATAAGTTAACGATGATGAAGTGTTTACTAATGTGTACATGTTCTGCAAATGTAGAGTTAAGTTCGATGAGCC